ATGGCAAAACAGATTTTGTTTAACGAAGAAGCACGCCGTGCGCTGGGCAACGGTGTAGATGCATTGGCAAATGCAGTAAAAGTAACATTGGGACCTAAGGGCCGTAACGTAGTATTGGATAAGAAATTCGGCGCACCTACCATTACGAATGACGGTGTTACGATTGCTCGTGATATTGAATTGGAAGATCCCTTTGAAAACATGGGTGCACAGCTCGTAAAAGAAGTGGCTACGAAGACAAATGACGTGGCAGGCGACGGTACGACGACAGCTACCTTATTGGCACAGGCTATGATTCAGGAAGGCATGCGTAATGTTGCAGCCGGTGCTAATCCTATGATTTTGAAACGCGGTGTAGAAAAGGCTGTCAAACGCTTGGTAGAAGAAATTCAAAAGCGCGCTATTGAAGTCAACGATAAAGAAGCCATTGCACAGGTCGCTTCCATTTCCGCGGGAGATGAAGAAGTAGGCGGCTTGATTGCCGATGCTATGGAAAAGGTCGGTAAAGACGGCGTTATTACGGTTGAAGAATCGAAAACTATGGGTACGCAGTTGTCCGTTGTAGAAGGTATGCAGTTCGATCGCGGGTATATTTCTCCGTACATGGTAACGGATCCGGATAAGATGGAAGCCGTTATGTCCGAACCGTATATTATGGTAACGGATCGTAAAATCGCATCCATTCAGGAAATGTTGCCGACCTTGGAAAAAGTAGTACAGGCAGGTAAGGAACTTCTGATTATTGCCGAAGATGTAGAAGGCGAAGCTTTGGCAACTCTCGTAGTCAACAAGTTGCGCGGTACATTTAAAGCCGTTGCTGTAAAGGCTCCCGGATTCGGGGATCGTCGCAAGGCTATGTTGCAGGATATTGCAACCTTGACAGGTGCTACGGTTATTACGGAAGAAGTAGGCCGTAAGTTGGACAGCATCGGCATTGAAGACCTCGGTACGGCACGTCAGGTACGTGTAACGAAGGACGAAACGACTATTGTCGAAGGTCATGGCGATGCTGCGGCTATTAAGGATCGCGTAGCACAGATTAAGGCACAGATTGCCGAAACGACGTCCGACTTTGACAAAGAAAAATTACAGGAACGTTTGGCTAAGATGTCCGGCGGCGTAGCCGTTATCGAAGTAGGTGCCGCTACGGAAGTTGAATTGAAAGATAAGAAGCTTCGTTTGGAAGATGCTTTGAACGCAACTCGTGCAGCCGTTGAAGAAGGTATTGTTGCCGGCGGCGGTACGACCTTTATCGATATTCTTCCCGTGTTGGATGAATTCAAAGAAGAAGGGGACGTACAGACGGGTATTAATCTCGTTAAGCGAGCTGTTGAAGAACCGGTTCGCCAGATTGCGCATAACGCCGGGTTGGAAGGCTCGGTCATTGTTGCCAAGGTTATGGACTCTCCCGACGGTGTGGGCTTTAATGCACTCAAGGAAGAATATGTGGACATGGTTAAGGCCGGCATTGTCGACCCTGCTAAAGTAACGCGTACGGCTTTACAGAACGCCGCTTCTATTGCGTCTCTCGTACTTACGACGGAAACGCTTGTTTCGGATAAACCCGAACCGGCAAGTGCGGCTCCCGCAATGCCCGGCGGTATGCCCGGCGGCATGCCCGGTATGATGTAAGCCGACATATATAGCCTATAAATTGTCTGCTCACAGGCGATGTGAAATCAGGAAGGCCGAGTCCTCTTTCGAGGGATTCGGCCTTCTTTTGTGTTTTGCCCGTAAGCATTCAATTTTGGTGTTGCTTTTTGTACGGTTCTTTGTTATAATTCTTATTGTTCCGTATGGAACACGTTGTTCCTCAATAGCTCAGTCGGTAGAGCAATCGGCTGTTAACCGATTTGTCGTAGGTTCGAGTCCTACTTGAGGAGCCATGGCCCCTTGGTCAAGCGGTTAAGACACCGCCCTTTCACGGCGATAACATGGGTTCGAATCCCGTAGGGGTCACCACACTCGGGCGATTAGCTCAGCTGGGAGAGCGCTTGCCTTACAAGCAAGATGTCGGCAGTTCGATCCTGTCATCGCCCACCACAGCGAACAAAATCGAACTATTTATTCTTACCGGAGTGGTGAGGATAGGTAGTTCTTTTTTGTAGTTGTACTGAATTTCAATATAATCATCATAAATGACCACACAGCGGACCATAGTCGAGAGTAGCAAGCTCTTGAACTTGGTCTCTTTTTTTGTGCGCTGAACAAGCCGCTCAAAGAAGAACCGGATCATATCTTCGTCGACTTTAAGGTCGTTATCTTTTTCGAGTTCGTCAGAAAGCTCCGAATTTAGCTCTACAAGGCGTTTTTCATACATGGGTATATTCTCGGCTATGGTTTGCGATATAATACCGTTTTCGACGGCCTGAATGCAGTTTTTGAGCTTCTTGGATAACTCTTTTATTTCTTCTTTAATAGCCGGGATAGAGGATTGCGCTCGATTCTCTTCTTGTGCCGCAATGGCTTGCTTGGCAATATATTCTATGGCTGTATCATTAGACAGGATATTAATTGTCGTATCAACAACCAATTCTTCGAGCTTATCGGCACGGATATTTTTCGTATGGCATTTTCCGATGCGGTTACGCCGATTACTGCAAGCATAGTAATAATAGGGAAGGCCTGTCACAGACCGTCCTGACATTCCTATCATTTTTTCGTGACAGAGACCGCAGAACAAACGGCCTGATATAAGATAGTTATCGCTGCATACTCGGCTGCGAGTTTTCTTGCGATTTTTTAAAATCTTCTGAACTGCGTTGAACATGTCGTTGGTGATAATGGCCGGAAGGGCATTTTCTTTGCGAATGTCCTTCCAGACGAACGTACCCGTGTAACGTTCGTTTTTAAGGATTTTTTCCAAGCTGTTCTTGCGAAACGGTTTACCGGCTGCGGTTTTCAAATGCCGGGCATTTAATTCATCAATAATAGTAGATGTACGCTTGCCGTCGATAATAGACTGGAATATTTCACGTACAATAAACGCCTTGTCATCGTCTATAACAAGGTGCTTGTCCTTATCGAGCTTAAATCCAAGCGGCACGATACCACCAGGCCATTTGCATTCGAGGGCATTTTCCGTCATGCCTCGTAAAACGTTTTCAGCAAGTTCAGCACTATAGTATTCGGCTAAGCCTTCAATCACAGACTCTAATAAAATGCCGCTAGAGTCTTCGGCTATATTTTCCATAGCTGAGATGACACGGATCCCGTGTTGCTTTAGCACGTTTTTATACCTAGCACTGTCATAACGACTGCGTGCGAAGCGGTTTAACTTATAGACCAAGACGTAATCGAAGTCCTGCTTTTTAGCGTCTTTAATCATGCCCTGAAATTCAGGTCTCTTATCGGTTTTGCCGGTCATGGCACGGTCGCAATAGACCCTAATTACGGTAATACCGTTTTTCTTGGCATAGGCCTTGCATTCTCGGATTTGTCCTTCTATAGACTCTTCTCGTTGACGGTCCGAAGAATAGCGGGCGTAAATTACTGCAATTTTCGACATAAAAAAATCAGTCCTTTCTGTTGTAAAAAGGGCCGATGTGATATACTTATAGCGTAATCGACCCTTTTGGGAGGGGATTATGGATTGCCCTCGATGTGCTGCAACACATCGGGGGATTTTTTTGTTGTTAAGCACCAAACTTATATTAAATTACTTGTCAAAAGGCCTGTTATTTTTATAATTGTTTTTGTTGGCAGGCGGATAAGTAATTTGTCAACCGATCCGGAGTATCAACCGGCATATCAGCTATGTTTGAATAACACTTAAAAAGATGATATTTGATGTTAGTATCATTGATGTCAACCCCTCTAAAAATGGCCATAAAATCAACAATAAATTCTCCTATTAAATAATTTGTTTTTAAATAGATGATCATAGAAAGCATAACTCCATAAATTCCCCTAAAAAAAGAGCGTTCGATTTTAGAAATCTTTTTATTCTCTTTTTTAACGAGGCCACTGCCAGGTAAAAGTTTTGATATAACTGTGGGAGAAAGCTTTCTGGTTTCATTTGTGCGTAATGCTGTAAAGTCCAGGTTATGAGCAGCAGAATTACGAAATAATCTAATTGCTTCTAGCGAACAAAAGACAAAGTTAATTTTATCGCTCAGCGCAATTTGCCCATTGGTAATTAATTCGTTTACAATGGTATCCCGTTGAGTATCTTTTAATAATTTAAATAAATTAATAGCATTACTAAAAGACAAGTTTTTTAATAAAATCCATGGGGGGATGTGATTATGTTTTTTGCGATAATACAATGTGGGATTGTTTGTTATTTTAGGATCTAATATGGTTTTTTTACACTCCAAAAAAATCGAATTAAACGTTAGAGTGCCATTTGGATTTTGATAGGATTGTCGATATTTAGCAGCGGAGAGATATTCGGACTCGCTAGCTCCAAAATCGCTTGCTAGGGTATAAGCAAGCTTAGTTTTGAAAATATTTTCTATGAGCATACTATACTTTAATATAAACGATTGTAGCGACTTATCAAACAAAGAAAGACTGTACAATAGCTCTATATTTGTGTTATCGAGGAATCTTTTGCCGTCGGGTATAAAATACTTTTGGTATCGATTTATTAAGTCGTAGTATGAGATGGTGTTCAGAGCATGTAGTGCAAACTCATGATCCTCAATGATTAATCCACGGCTTACAAGCAGTTGAATTTGTTCGTCATAGGTTTTGAAAGGTTTATCAGGAATAATCAAAGTAATCTCCTAACAATAAAAGAGGGC